TAGATTCTCAACTCGTCACATTCGAGAAATTTATATCGAAGAAAATGAAAAAGGATTTGTTGACCAGATCTATAGACGTTTTAAATTAACTTTAGCGAATGCAATTAATAAATTTGGCTATGATAATGTTAGCCAGGAAATTCAAAGAAAACATTTAAAATCTCCATTAGAAGAAATTGAGATTATACATTGTTGCAGACCTCGAACAATCTATAACGAAAACAAGCTTGATAAGAAAAATATGCCAATCCAGAGCATATATTTTGAATATAAAAATGGACACATTATTTCGATTGGTGGATTTAAAGAAATGCCATACGTCATTCCTAGGTATCTTAAATCGAGTACAGAAAATTATGGTCGTTCACCTTCGATGTCAGCGTTGGGAGAAATAAAAGTTCTCAATAAAATGGTTGAGGTGATGCTGAAAGCGGCACAAAAACAGGTGGATCCAGTTTTGATGGTGCCAGATGATCAAGTTTCTCTTGGTACAATTAGAACTTCTCCAGGTGCTATTAATTATTACCGTTCTAATTCTCGTGATCGTATTGAGCCTTTACAAATTGGCGCAAACAACCAGCTCGGAATTGCAATGGAAAATCAGCGAAGAGAAGCTATATCCAAAACTTTTCATGTGGACCAATTACTTATGTCAACGGATCGAACTCAAACTGCAACTGAGGTGGTCCAGCGTAACGAAGAGAAGATGAGAATACTGGGTCCAGTTTTATATAGACTGCAGCAGGAATTATTACATCCTTTGATCATTCGTTGCTTCAACATCATGCTTAGAAAAAAATTATTTACTCAAGCTCCAGAAATTTTACAAGACCAGGAAATTCAGATTGAATATGTGAGTCCGATGGCAATCGCTCAAAAGTCTCAGGAATTACAAAGTGTCATGAAAGCGCTTGATATATTTGGAAGTATCTCTCAAGTTGTTCCGATTCAGGATTGGCTTGACGAACCAGGTCTAGTTAAACATCTTCAATCGACACTTGGACTACCTGCTAAGTTATTAAAAAGTGAAAGTGAAGTAGCTCAAATCAGAGCCGAAAAAGCTGCACAGGCACAACAGCAAATGGAACAACAGCAGATGCTACAGGAAACTGAAATGGCTCGTAATGCAGCTCCATTGGCAAAAGTAATTAATGACGGACCAAAACAATAATAAAAAGATTTTACAGCTTCGAGAAGATTACAAAATAACATTTGGATCTGACGAAGGTAAAAGAGTTTTGAATGACCTCGATATAAGGTGTCATTCGTTTGTAACAACTTTTTCAAAAGATAACAGTTACGAAACTGCTTTTTTAGAAGGACAGCGTGCAACGCTTCTATTTATTAAAGCGATGATCAATAAAAACAATAAGGAGTAATCTATGGATCAAGTACAGACAACTGAGCAACCTGCTCAACCTGCGGTAAAAGAAGAGACAACTACTCAACCTGCAGATCAATCGCAACCAGCTCAAGAGGAACCAAAGGTAGATTTTAAATCTTTAATTCCTGATGAGTTTAAAGAAGATAAAGCATTGGCAAATTTTCAGGATATGAATCAATTTGTTAAAAGTTATCTTCACGCACAGAAAATGGTAGGACTCGACAAGATTCCAGTACCGAATAAATATGCTACCGATGAAGATTGGCAGGAAGTATATAAACGTTTAGGTGCGCCAGAAAAACCAGATCAATACAAATATAAATTTGCTAAAGATCAAAAAGTTGATGAAAACACATTAAAAGCTTTTAACGAAGTCGCTCAACGAAATGGACTTCTACCAAAACAAGCTGAAAATATTGTTAAGTTTTATAATGAACTTAATCAACAGGCGGTTAGTCAAGAGGCATCAAAAGTCGATGCTGCAAGACTGGAATCTGAAACTGTATTAAAAACAGAATACGGTGCAGAATATGCTAAACGTCTTGACCAGGCAAAACGACTGGCAACTCAAACTTTAGGAAATGATTTTTTAAATAAAACAATTTTAAAAGATGGTTCTAAATTAGGAGATAATGCTTCTCTCATTAAAGCCTTTTCTTTACTTGCAGACAAATTATCTGAAGATGAGATAGTGAAAGGCGAAGGCGCTGATTATATGAGCGCTAAAGAGTTACAAAGACAACTTGATGAGCTTCAACAAAAAGATTCTCCGTATTGGGATAAAATGCATCCTAATCATAAGAGAAATGTTGATGAAGTTTTCAAATTAAGAGAAATGTTAAACAATGGCTGATGGTTTAGCCACATTAACAGACAAAGAAATTCGGTTGGAGTGTATTAGATTGGCAGTAGAATTTGCTGCTGAAATGCAACGCTCTGATCCTTTACTCAAAGCTCAAGAATATTATGACTGGGTAATGAAAAAAAATTCTTCGAGAAAATCTGCAAAGACCTCGATCAATAAAGTCGAACTGAGGACTTAAAACTTAGAGACGAGATCCGCATTTGCGGACAATCAAATCGATTAATCATAACAACCAAACAGAGGAGGAACTTTTATGAGTTCACAAATCACAACTGCGTTTACACAGCAATACTCGAATAACGTAAAGCTGTTAGCGCAGGAAAAAGGTTCACAACTCCGAAATACTGTAAATGTAGAATCTGTTACTGGCAAAAATAGTTTTTTTGACCAGGTAGGCGTCGCAACAGCGCAGAAAAGAACAACTCGCCATGCTGACACACCTCAAATAGATACTCCACACAGTAGGAGACGTGTCTCATTGGTCGATTATGAATATGCTGATCTTATTGATAATCAAGATAAGGTTAGAACATTAATCGATCCAACATCATCTTATGCTATTGCAAGTGCCTATGCGCTTGGAAGAGCAGTCGATGATGAAATAATAAGCGCTGTTACAGGAACTGCTTACACAGGTGAAACTGGTAGTACATCTACTCCTTTCACATCTGCTAACGCAATAACTGAAGCAGGCACAGACGGATTAACGTTGGCGAAACTAAGAAATGCAAAACAAATCTTAGATTCAAATTCGGTTGATCCAAGCATACCTCGTACGATTGTGGTAGCGCCAGTGGCGATCTCTGATCTGCTAGCTGTAACGCAAGCAACATCGAGTGATTATGCGTCGGTAAAAGCATTAGTACAAGGCGAAATTGATACCTTCATGGGATTCAAATTCGTTATGTCTAATCGATTATCGAAAACAGGAAACCTACGAAAACTTTTAGTTTACGCTCAAGACGGAATGCTTCTTGCATTAGGTCAAGACATCGTAACTAGAATAGACGAAAGATCTGATAAAGGATACGCAACACAAGTGTATTGTTCTCAGTCAATCGGTAAAATTTTAATGCCGATATTAAATTGGTTAAATTGCTGGAAACTCTTTTTATTAAAGACAATCAGCAGCCAAGCATTACAAGCAGCGTAAGCGAGAGGTAATGAAGGTTCAACGACTAGGTATTGAAGAAATAATAATATACCCAAGAAAAACCAACACTCAAAAAGTGAAGATATAGTCTGAGCTACCTAGTGATAGGTAGATGTAATAATTAAAAAAATTACGATAACAAAACTGGCAACTCGTATGGAAGAAGAAAAGTGCGTCTCTATCGAGTCGTACGAAGCTTAATAATAGGAGGTAAAATATTATGGC